CGCGGCCTCTTCCGCTCCAAAGAATTCAACGTCCGCCGCCAAGATGGTAGCGTAGTTGACCAGACATAAGATCGGGAAACTGGTCGGAGAGCCCATGAGCTGTCCGTTCGTTTGCATGACCGATCTCTGTGATCCGTTCATCCTTTTCAGGCATGTATAGGATATTCGATGGGGCCTCAGGGTCGCACGGACAATCTCACGAGCAAGAAAGTCACGGCGGTCGGGGATGTGGAGGTCGGGGTCCGCGTTTTTCGGCGGTTGGGTCAGTTCACGCATGATGATCTCTGACATCCCGGCATCGAGACGGTCCGTGGCCGAGCTGTAGTCGATGGAGTGCCAAACTTCATCGCCCCAGCTCGTCCGCGTCCGTATTGACTCGACGTCTTCTACCTCAATGGTTTTCCCAATCAATCGGAACACGGGCTCCTTTCTCATGAGACGATGGACCGTTTTCTGCCACTCTTTTGCGAGTGCATACGGGGCGGCCGGCCCCTTCGTGATGGTTCGAACTTTCAGCGGTTCCATGATAAATTCAGTTTCGGCCTCAAGGGGCCCCCACATGTGTTCTTCTGACTGACTGATCAGCCATTCCGCCCACTCTCGCTCAATCACCTTTGTAGAGGCAATCTCGAAAACAGGGCAGTCTACCAGGCCACCTTCATACGTGGTGGTTCCTAATATGACACTCAATGGGGGCTCTTGGGCCGCCGGGCAGGTGTCGTAACTCGAGAAGCCTCGAAGACGATCCTTTATTTCCCAGATACGCACTTTTCGCGCGTCTGACTCAGCGGCGAGGGGAACAGCGATCTTGCGCCCCGCCCGCGAGTTATACATGTGAACTCCAAAAACATCACTCTCTCCCCTCACTCGGTCATATTGGAAGGCCGGGACCAACTGTCCCCAAGCCCCATGACCTACTTCCTCCACAAAGCCCTCCTCGGGCCCACCTTGGTTCTCGCGACCTCTCCTCAAGAAGCCACTTCCCAAGTGTCTTCCGGCAGTCAAACACGCTCTCGTCGAGGGCGCGTAGGAATGTCGGAGGGGATCCCATTGCGCGGACATTTCCCTTCTCAGTTTTCTAAAAAGGTCGCAACGGATCAGAACAGCGAGTGCTTGTTCTCGGTCTTCAACCGACTGATCGTCGATTGGGCGGACGCTTACCATGTTCTTGCGATGCTTCGCTGCTGCCTCCAGCACGAAACTATCGGGAACGCAGGGAGCGGCTCGTTTTAGCTGAAACCAGGTATACCAAAGATGCGCGTTGACGCCATCCCTGTCCCTGTAAAGCTTGGAACGAAACCACCGCCTGACTGAACTCGAAGATTTAAACGGATTCAAGAGTGCCCCATCTCTCTCAAAACCATCATCAATTTCCTCGCTCGTCCAGATGGCGAGCGGATAGCAACATAGCCACTTTGTTGCTTCGACGAGACAAATTCCGTCGAAGTAACGCAGAAAAAAGCTAATTGCTTCCACCAACTCCTTTCGTACCTTAGCCGGGCACCGGCAATAGGCCAAGAAGTGTTTAAC